CCGTGGCAATAATTGCAGATTGTACCGCTTCTCCCATTGCGTCCAATATTGCGTCTTCAGCCGCTTGTAGTGAGGCCGTTAATTCGTCTGACTTTGCTGTCAAGAATTCAAGCCACTCGGTGCTCGCATCTGGATTAGCCATTAACTCTTTTATTTTTTCCAACTTTTCAACAACTGACAATCCTGCTGTATGCATTTCCCAAAACGCATCATTAGTGGCCTGAGATGGATGTGCGAGATTGTCTGCTACCTGCCTTGATTGGAAATACAATTCAGCATAGGCCTCGCCAACACCCCTAACGGCAGCACTCCATATTTGTAAGTCTTCAATAGTCTTGACATAAGTTGTCTTTCCTAGCTGGTCATTAAGCGATCTAATCTTTTCCAATACTTGCTCTAATTCAAAATCAGTTAATTCATAATTAGCCGCAAGATCAGACAGTGCCGCTATTTCTTTCTTTACTGAATCCTCAGTTTTTATACTGGCATCGCTAAATGCTTGTGTTCTTGTTATCATTTCAGGTGGAGCCATTGCTTCCCACAATGCACCTAACGCCGATATAGTCCCACCGATAAAATTACCTGATGCAAATTGTTCAAACGATGTCACAAACCCATCTATAACACTATCGCCACCTCCGATTGCATCATACATTGCACCGAATGCACCAACGGCTTTCATGGCCTGATCGTTCATTTTCTTTTGGGCTTCTTTAGTATCTTTTAATTGCTCCTCGTATGTCTTTGTTTTTCCTATAGCCTTATCAGTTGCTTTGCTTACGTTTTCCATTATACCGGCATTAAAAGAAAGCGCAGCCGTCATTAATTGCTCTGCGGTTATCGTTGGTTTCAGCCTATCTTCAAGGTCTTTAATTTCATTGGTAAGGTCTCTTGTTGCCCCTGCGGTTATGCCCTTTGTTTTTAAGTCCTTTTCTAGTGCAGCTATTTCTTTATTTATTGAATCAACTGTTTCGATAGTACGCTTTTTTAATTCTTCTGTTACGATAGTTAACTCGCCAGTTTTTTTTGCTTGCTCTGCTGCCTTTGCTGCTGCGATTGCCGTTGCCTTGGCTGCTTGTGCTGCTGCAATATCAACTTTATTAAATGATAATTCTACGGTTCCACCCATAGTAGAACCTGATTTACTCATAGCTTCAAGAGATGTGCCAAGCGCATAAGATGCTTCACTGGCTTTCATTAATTTTCCGTTGAATATAATAAAATCATCACCATGCTTCCCGAGTTCCACAACAGCGTCAATCATATCCATATAGTTTTCAGTGCCACGCTTTATTACTTCATTTGCGTCTTCGGTTGCCTTGCGCTCAAGCTCCTTTGAATCCTTCCACTGATCCGCTGCATTTACAGTAGCTATTATCGCAATTACAAGAGATCCATATAATCCGATAGATGCATTAATGGCTTTCATCCCAGTTGCTAACCGTAGCGACACAATCTTTATCGCTGCTGAGACTAATCCGGCTGCGATGACAACCGATCCAAGTCCTTTAACAAAGTCAGCAATAGCCTGTGGATTTTCTTTAAAGAAAGTAGTTATTGACTTAAACACTGGCAATAACTTATGACCAATGTCTATAAATGCATCGTTGAGGATATTCCCTACAAGTTTAAGTTGAGATTCCATAGTGCCGAATCTCTGGTCTGCTTCTTTCGCTAGTGCGTTATTATCTTCAAAAGCTTTCTTGCCTTTCTTTAACGCACTTGTGAATATGCCACTTGCAGATGATGCACGTAGAAATACGTCCCTCAGTCTTGTTTCTGTAATTCCCAATTGCTCCAATACGCCAAATACATTTCCGCCACTTTCAGATACATTGTCAAGTCCTTCAAAGAATGAAACCATTGCACCGGCTGCATCTTCTTCAAATAGTTTTGAAAACTCTGGGATGCTTTTCCCTGCGGTCTTTGCAAACAGTCCCAAATTATCGTCACCATTAGCAACCGACTGAGCAATTTTTATAAACGCTTTACTTATAGATGTTCCGCCAGCTTGAGCCTCAACTCCGACCGATGACAATGCAGCACTAAATGCCATGATGTCACTTTGTGATAATCCAACCTGAGAACCAGCACCGGCAATACGTGAAGACATTTCGAGTATCGCACTCTCGGTTGTTGCGAAGTTGTTTCCAAGATCAACAACCGTAGATCCTAAACGCTCAATCTGTTGGGCTGCGGTCATTCCTTCGGGTGCGACTTTTTGAGTTATGTTAACAAATCTAGCCATAGAACTCGCTGCTGCTTCAATTGTTAAATCTGTAGTAACTCCAAGCTTTGCAATGGTGTCGGTAAACCCGATTAGGTCGGACTTTGCTATTCCCAACTGACCGCCTAATTCACCAATCTTGTTTAATTCATTAACTGATATTGGAACTTCAAGTGAAAGTTTTCTAAAGCTTTCGGCAAGCGCAAGACCTTCAGCGTTAAGATTACCCATAGGATCACGAAGGCCGTCAACCGTTTTTGTAACACCGGCAAAACTAGATTCAAACTTGATTGCTGCACCCGCTGCGATTCCAATTGCAGCAGCAGCAGCTACCATAGACACCTTCAGGGCCTTGTCTACATTTTTAGACGTAGCCTGTGCCTGACTGTCCATTGCTTGCATTTTGCCTATAAACTGAGCATCGCCACTCACGCCTACAAATGCAACTATGTCTCCAAGTCCGCCTAATCCGCCAATACTAGCCATCGTTACCCATTCACTATTTGAACGTTCTTGTTAGATCCGGGAAAGTTGAACATTCTCCCGATTAGTCCACGTTTCTTTTTCTCTTTTGGTTTATATAATTCATCCATGTCTTTTGTCATGTTTTTAATCTTGTCTGTCCTTGCATTTACGCCACCCCTTAGAGCAGCGTTTCCAACTCTGTCAAATAAATATGGCAATCTCTTCATCAAGAATTCAAGTATGACATCTTCATTCGTTTTCACTGTTGACATCATTCCTATATATAAAGCCTTCATGTAATCGTCTTCAATTATAGCATCCACCTCTTTAGATGTCGGCAGTACTCCGAACCGTTCACCTATTTTGAATCTGAGGACGTAATCGGGGAGGCAGTCTCCCCTGGCAAGTTTTTTACTTCATCAGTCAATTCATCCATCTTGGATTGCAATGCAACAAAGTTTTGTGATATTGCTGTAATCATTTCAACGCTACCACGGACAATTGCCGTAAACTCTTCAAGGTCTTTTGAGCCTCTTGGCAATACCCTTTCACCCGTTACTGGATTAGTAAAGAATGTAGGAAGTATAGAAAACATTGCGTCCGATGTGGCCTCTTGCCCTGCTAATCTCTCTGCTTCAGACTTAGGTTTATTCTCAACCTCTGCCTGCATGGCTTCTTCTATCTTTTCAGAATCATCACTATGTTGTGCTTCTAATGCTTCACGTCTCTTAGTCAAGTACTTATTCCACTCAACTTCGTTAACCTTTTTCCCCTTGTAAACACCGCTCTCGTATTTCTCAGTTAGTGTAACTTTGAAATCTCTAATCTCAATCATGATACTTTGCATATCAACATTTGATAATCTTACTGGTACGCTTAGTAATTCAAAATCCTGATACAGGTTTCTTTCTTTTTGCTTCTCTTTGATTTTGTCTAAGAATGAATTCTTCATTTCTTTTCTTCTCCATTTTTACCAATGATTTCAAAGAAGCCTTTTATGACTCCCGATTTTCCCCACTTAACAATTGTCTCAGCTTCTTCTAAAGACATTTGTCCAGACTCGCCACTCTTAAATAATGGGGCAGCCATAACGACCGCCCCACTACTATCAATCTGAGCCACGAATAATTCATCTTGAGGAATAAGTTTTGCGCATTTATTATACACGGCAGTTGCAAAGGGTTTCCGGTTACTTGGTGGATATACAATTTTTAACCCTTCGTAAAGCTGTCCCGTTAATGCATAGTTTGCTGCAACTTCAACTATATTGCTTTTAGATTCTGGCTCTCTACTCATCTTTATCCCTCTTTTATACTGTTGCTTTTGCGTAAAGTATCTGTACAACGGTTCCGACTGCGGGTGCTGTTGCAGCGGTCAGAGTTGTGGTAGTAATACTATATCCTGATTTCTTAATTGTTCCGGTACTTGCTGCGGATGCTTTCTCTTTAATGTAGAACGTATTATCAAGATCGTATTCATCCCACTCTGTTGCAGTTGTCAATTCAAGCGGTGTTGATGCAAGTGTGAAATCTGTTGTTGAGCCATCACCAACGAACTGTTCATAGACTAATTCTGCGCCTGCCATAAGCAATGCGGGAACTCGTTTAAACATTCCCGTTACCGTGAAAGTGTCATCGTCAATAACCTGACTAAATGTAATGTCACTCAAAATGATGTCAGGTATAATTACGCTGCCAACGTGAGTATCATTGTCTGTTTGCCGACATACTGCTTCAAGGATAAAGTTAGGATAATCATTCTTCTTTACCAGTGGTACAAGTGTAGTTCCTGATAAGCTAAGAGTGATCCCTAAAAGCTTTGCTAACTCAGCCCATGCCTTGCCCTGTAAAAACTCAATGGTGAAGGGCCATGATCTGCCGATTTCCATATTGTAAAATTCATCACCGCCACCAAACTGAAATACTTCAGATGTGAATTTTATGTCAGGATCGCCAAAATCAAAAGCCTGTACTCCGTAAAGACTTGTTGCTGTTGCGGGGTTCTCCGGTGCAGTCGCTTCTGGTAAATAAAATCTCATATTTGTAAACTTACCAAGAATTTTATCGTTTGCTCCGGGTGCGCCTAAATTTGCTCCTACTCCCATATCATACTCCTATGCTGTTATACTAATTTGAACTTCCATTCTGTAATCGTCTTCATCTGTTTCTTTGTCAATCTCTATTGGTGAGGAAATAGTCTGAAGATATACACCCTGCGCCCCCAGGGTAGTACTGCTAAAAGTTGTACCGCCTATTTCAACATCAAACGTATATGCATACAAGGTTCTTTTCCCTTGAATCAAAGTAACCATGTTTGCATTCCATGTACCAGCTTCTTCTCGACCGCCCTCGTCAATTGAATTCCAGTACCCTATTGTGCAAAACCATTCGTTTCTTGGTTCTCCGCCAAATTGCTCTGAAGCAAGAGTTTCTTGTATTGGCGTTTCTACGTATATTATATTTTTATCTGCTGCTAATATTCTTTCTTCATTTGGGTAACCAAAAACTACATCCCATGAATCCCACGGCTGAGAGCTTTGCAAGGATTTTAAGAGAGCAACGATAACCGCCTGCATGTCGCTTGTATTGTTTTTTCTGATTGCCATTACGCTCTGCCTATTGCCCTTATCTTTTTCAATACATCTTTATTCATGGCTGAATGTATTTTCCTATAGTTCTTCTTTATTGTGTCCCATAAGAATCTACGGGGTTTCATTTTCCTTGTACCGTTGTGAACCCATTTTGCATGTGGTGCAATAGTCGGATCTGCATGTATCGCAAATAACCACGGGAAAATTGTCACCCTCTTTATGGAACGCCTCAATTGCTTTGATCTTATTGGGACTGGCATTTTCCCGATAGCTGGATTATCACTGCTTGGCCTTTCTCCTATACCGGGGCCGGAAACATTCCTGACAGTCTCAGTTAAAACTAGGTCGCTTGACTCTCTGGCAACTCTCAATATCTCAGGTCTTACTTCACGAATCATTCTGTTCATCTTTCGTGACCATCCCTTAGATGACATTCCCACCTTGTTACTCATGTCTCACCAATAAAGCTTGTTCCGCTACATTGTAAATTGGGTCTACTTTTCTTACCTTGTAAACCTTACTGTCATATCTTATTTCGGATTGATGCTCAACAACATTTAGCAAACTGTAAAACACTGGCAATTGTGTTGATTCAGATTGAGCAATATTAATTGTTCCGATTAAGTAAAGTGTTTCCTCTTTGATGTTGCCTATTGCAGTCCTGTACTCTTCTGGTAAATCCCTCTCCTGTAATGCTGTGGCTGCGTTACTTGTCGGTATTAATCTTGCTTTCAAATTAGTATCAGTCGTAACTCTGCCAGCAACCAGAATTCCAGTACCGCCACAATCCGCAACTGCTGCACCTGGATTCCCCGTCCTATGCCAATCTTTAGAATAACCCGTTCCATGCCAAGCCCAACACGGGCAAACCGTACCTGAATACGTGCGCAATACAAACGCATCTGCTTCCCTGTAAAGGTCTAATAAATATCTGGTCTGCTCACTCATTAAACAAGTCCATGTATATGAAATAATGGATCACCGTCATTGACTACATCGTCAACGCTTGCATTGCCTACATAAAAAGTAAATTGAGAATATCCTGCACTGTCAAGTAAATCATCCATCTCTTTTTGTAACCTGTTAAGTAGGTCTTGTTTAAGAGCAGCCGGAATATACTTTGGATCAATAACTGATGTCTTGGTTAATTGAACAGGAGCAGAACTTACAACCGCCAAGCAAGTATGTGCAATCTTTGCAGCTTTAACTAGTGCGGTCTGGTCAGCGTCAAGTGTTGTAGTGGATGCGATAAGCTTATTAAATACTGCATCGGTTGCCGGAATAAAAGAAGCTGAAGCAAGTTGCAAATCAGTTACATCCAAAGATGTCAAAGTGCTTAACCTGTATCGTATCTCTGCTGCTGTGATTGTAGGTAATGCCATTTTCTATTTCCTAATTTTGTAACGTTTCATTATTTCGATTGCGTCTTCATCTGTCTTTGCTTTGTTCAATGCACTTATAATCTCACTTGCATTTTTTAACTGCTCTTTAGAAACCTGTAGTCCAAGATATGTTTCAAGGATAAAATTATTAACGTCTACGCCCTCGAGTAAAGTTTTGAGCAAAAGCTTTTTATAGATTTGACCCTCTTCACCTAACTGCTTTACTTGCTTTTCAAGGCTAACACATTTCGCTTTAACCTGTTCAAGTGTCTCAGTGACAACTATATCTGAATTTACTTTGCTTTGTGAATATAAAGGAAGTGTTAGTGCGAGTACTAAAAGTATGGTTGTTAAAGTTTTCATTGTAACCCCTTTTGTGTTTTCTGTTTCTCTCTTCTAATCTGAATTTATTGGTACAATTCCCGTCCTGTGTTAAACTTAAAGTCAGTGCCGTACCCGTTGTATCCCTTTACAGGCGACCTGCTTAGAGGTCGCCTGTAAAGCTGTTACTTAATCTGCGTTAGTAGCAGTTACTTTATACCAATCAGATTCTGATCCAGCATTAGCAACCTGAATATAGATATAACCGTTAGTGTGATTTAAATAGATAGAACCTATTGCATCATAAGCACCAACCTCTGCATAAACAGCATCGCCATTAGCGGCAGTACCTGTGAAAATCTTAGCACCACTTGACGTTAGAATGTTGGCCTGTATCGTTCCTACATTTGTACTAATCTCAAGACCATTTGGAAGTACTGCGGAATCAGTTGCCTGAATCCGTATCCCCGAAGTCGTGTTGTTTGCACCAACCTGAACAGCCATTCCATAATCAGTGTAACCACCAATCTTTTCATAGATTCCATAAGTTGCCGAGGTAAGATTTTTTGCTATCGGCTGAGTGTTTACAAACAGCCCAGCAACGATTCCACCGGTTACATCGGTCACGCCAGCGTCTACGGTGACAGTTGACTTTAATCCAACCAAGCCATCATGTAATGTGAGTGTGTGTGCACCTGAGGCGTTAGCGTTAAACATCCCGCCATAAAACTGGTTTACTTCAGCATCTGCGGCCATAGCCATGTAAGAACCGCCACGAGTAGCGTATACATGATCAATGTTACCAATGCAATCAACATAAGAACCTACTCCAGTAATATTGCCACGACTGAGATAAGCACCGGCAGCGACTGCGCCTTGATCAAAATCCGTATCTACTGAATAATGATTAATGTCTAAACCGGCAGACGTTCCGTTAATATCAATTCCAGTTGCTACTGTGGTCAATGTCATTAACCCGTCAATAGTTGGGGATGTTAGCGTTTTATTGGTTAACGTTTCCGAACCTGTCAAAATCCACTGTACTGTTTCAAACCATGATGTTCTCACTGAAGGTCTTGGAGTCTGACCAAATGCAACACCAACAAGTAAGAGGCAAAGCAGAACTATTAATGTATTTCTAAACTTCATTATTCCTCCTTATCCTTTAGCAGTTGGTTCTTTCTCAACCTTCACTTTTGACTTTGGCGCATTCACAAACTGAATATGTTTGATTTCTGCATACCCTGCAAAGGTTGATGTATTCGGAACTTCTTTGGGTGTTTCAAGTTCATCCTTATTCCATGCTACGGCAAAAGCTTCAATGTTACCATCTTCATCTTCAACCATATAAGACGGATCAGTTAATTGCACCGGTCTGTCAAGCATAGGGGTTGCCCAAAGTGTTTCGATTTTCTGCTTTTTGTTTTTTCCAACTTTTTCCTGCATCTTCATTTCTCCTTTTCTTATGAACTCATATCCAGAACTGCAATTGCATCGTTATCGCCAATTGTGAATTCAAACATAGTTGAGATTGCTGTTCCTTCACCAACCTGTCTCACGATATTCTCTGCTTCGACAAGAGGCGCACCGGTTGAGACTTCTTCGATTGCATAACGTGTATCAAAACCGATACCATAGTTTGCAGTCAACGCTACTGATCTGTCCCATTCTAAAGCTTCGGGGAAAGCGTTAAATTTATCGTTACCGATTGAGGTTGTAGTTCCATCGTACAAGCGAGTAATCCAAGTAATCCAGTTGGTTTTTCTAACTGCGAATTTATCAAGTTTGTACGGTGTAGGAAGTTGTGCGGCCCATGCGATAGTATTTTTGAAACTGATTGCATCAGCACCATCACCACAGGTCAGGGTTGAACCAGGTGTGCTCCCTGTGTTACCGTCACCATTTCTTGCTCTGTAATACATAAGATCAGTTTTCCGTACGGCAATCTGTAATCCGATAAGATCCAAGAAACGACTCAACGCTTTAATGCTCATTTTGTTACGGTCGTATTTGGAAATCTTCAGATAACGTCCGTACATATTCAATCGAATGTTACGTTCGCTTGTTCTGATTTGTGTCTCGGGCAGATCTTCAAGCTTTACGATCTCTCGTAAATCAATATCTTTTTCAGGCTGGTCAAGATAAAGTTTAGAGAAACTGTCTGAATCAATTACTTCACGGTTAAATACAATCTGGTCAACCTGTGAGTTTTTCAATTCACCTGAATAAACCTGATCTGAAATAACTTCAGGAAATAACAATTCAGTGTTACCGTATGAAAAGAACTTGTCCACTTTATCAGTTAACCGAATGCCTGATTTCTGAAGAGCCTCTTCAAGTGCTGTCTGTGGTGCAATTAGACCGGCTGCTTTCATTCCTGCTTTCATTTTCATTACTTCAGATTTGTCCATTCCGATGTACGGTGAAGCTTCGGCACGTTTATCCTGTCTTGCCTCTTCGAGCATCATTGAAACGGTTACATCATTATCACGGGCTTCTTTGTAGATGTCAACTGTAAAGTTATCATCTATGAAGTCAACCCCTTTTAATCCTTTTTCTTTTACAATGTTAGCCATTGGGTTTTCTCCTTTAGATTAAAACGTCTACTTCTGTGTTAGTGGTGTCAACCGAAATTACAACACCAAAACCGCCCGTTGTCCCATCTTTTACATACTTGTAATCAGCACCATCAATAACAACCGTATCCTGTAACGCAAGAACTGTACTATATAGGAATGTCTGGACTGCTACCGGTGCATGTAAGTTACCGTTTTGATCTGTGTAATTGATCATTCTTACTGTCAATTCATAGCTACTACCGGCAGCGGCACTTGTTTCTCTGTGCGCAATAATGATCCCATCGGGGGCTGCACCGTCTGCGGGGCTTGTCACTTCATAATTGTCGGCAAAGGTAAGGCCGACCATCAAGTTTTCAATCTCTGTATCTGCTGCAATCAGAACTTTGAGTTCCGCTAGAAAGGTAGCGTCAGGAATACAACCGGTTACTATCAGTCCACCTTTTGTTCCACCTCTTTGTAAAATGTCACCCATCTTTAACTCCTTAACCTAAACTTAATTTTGGGACATACTTCTTCTCAGCTTCACCATTACCGCCACTCTGGGGTGTACCCGGTTCGGCAGTTTCTAATTCCAGGGATTTCTCAATATCTTTTAGTTCGTCAATATCCCATAGCATTAATGATGCAGTACGTTTTTCGACTTTCTCCGGTGTGTCTTCTAAAGACTTATTCAGAATGTAACCGGCTACTACTTTTTTCACCAAGTCAAGCTTCAACTCTTCAGCTTCTTTGGCTGTTTTCTCAATAGATTCATGTGCGGCTTTAACCTGCTCTGGTTTCAAATCGCCAACAGAATCTTTAAGTGCATTAAAATCATCTTGCACTTTAACCGCTTCGTCTCTTTCAGTTGTCAATGTTTCGACCTGTTCTTTTAGGCTTGTATTTTCATCAACAATATCAGAAACTTTTGTTTCAATTGATTCAAGGACATGGGGCAGCTCAACCATCTCAGTAATTTCCTTTACAATACCAATTGATTTTAATTCAATTTTCATATTAACTCCTTTAGTACTTTCAATCGCCAAGGGTTCATCATCTTTATCTAAATGATCTCCCTCTATATCACCACCCTTATTTGAGTGGCTTTCATCGCCTATGGGCGTAGGCGTGTGTTCCTTTCTTGTTTGTGCTCCGTATTGAGATTCAACACCAACAAACGATCCCTCAGTTGCTTGCAAGCGTTCGGTTAAAACGTATTCCCAATACTTCAGATTACCTTTGTCATCCGCAACCATGTCATATGCTACTCCGATCATGCCAATGGATGAGTTTGTTAAACCT